ACGCCTGGAAAGTGTGTATACAAGAAATTGTATCGAGAGTTCGAATCTCTCCTTCACCGCCAAATTGCAAAAACGCAAACCCCTGATTTTCCTAGAGAAAGTCGGGGGTTTGTGGTTTTGAGCATCCGAAAAATGCCCCCATGGGACCACCATGGGACTGGTGCGTCTTTTTGGTGCGCTTATACGGCGTGCATATGTCCACATTCCGCCGTGATTCCACCGGCAAATTGGGAGAGGAGGGAAAGGGATAGGATGGCCTTTCGCAGGGAGCCTAATCGGGGATTGAGGGGGCTACTGACCTGGTTTCAGATGAGAACGGGCTTCTTCCCAGGCTTTTCGTGCTTCAGCATATTTTGCATCTGCTAGGTCTTTTGCAGCCTGAAAATTTCTTAGAGTTTCATCTGTGATTGGCCTCTCGCTCAGCAATGCATAGGCGATTTCATTCAAATGATCAGCTTCCGCAAATAGGCGATTACTTTCGGCAGTCTCCTCAATCCATATCCGTTTGGATATTTCCTTGTGCCGCATACTTTCTCCTTGTACCAAGATCTGCAAAATAAGCTGGGCTCGAACCACTTATTTGAATGTGGAGTGGTAAAGGAATAAAAACAATGGTGGCGTATCGCTTTCGACTACCAATTTCCTATTTGATGACTTTGGACGGTGCAGCATTTATAAGGCATAAAACCAAGTGATACACCGTGAATGAGCTAGGCTTAGGCCTCGCTTTTCTGATATCAAAGGTGCCTTTGTGAACATTCGGGAGCTGGTCTTGTGGTTCCTAGGAAGTGCCGCAGTATGGATTTTTATCGTCGTGGTTATAGTGGCCGTTCTTTAATTGGGAGAGGAGGAGCCCCCCTACGGTAAATCTATCTTGTGCATAAATGTAGCGATTGGAATTAATGAGCGTACAGTCGGTGTTCCACTGTTAGACGACGGTGAGCATGGCGGGTGATTCGTGACCGATTCAATAGGCGACCTTCACCCAGTAAGATCTGAGGCGGAAGATTTATTTGGCAAAATTGCTAAAGCGAATTCCAGACTCCAAGTCTTTAGTCTTGAAGGTGAGGTCCTAGCCTTGATGTGGAGGCTTGAAACAGACGAGGGAGTTTCACGTCTCGACATTGATAACCTTCGTGTCGTATTCAATATGGCGTCAGAAAAACGCCTCCATGGGTTGGCGTGTCCGAAAAGTTAAGCGTGCCGTTACTAATAACGCCGCTTATGTTCAAAAGGCCCCCACACCCAGGCCAGGTGTGGGGGCCTTTTTTATGGCCAGCGGTAACCACTCCCCCCTAGACCGGTACACCAGCCCCCCATAGACTGGTTTGACGCACTGACCCTCACTCAGTCGAACAAGAGCGAACATTATGTACAGCCTCACACCGGGGTCGAGCGCATGAGCGCACCGAAGGCCCCCAAAAAAACGCGCAAACGCGGCCCCATCAATGTCGAGCTGGAAGGCTGGAATGGCCGCTGGGTCATGATGGGCCAGTCTATTCACTGCGTGGCCTGTCATGCCGGGCAAGATGCTTTGTACGCCGCCCAGGCCTTTCAGCATGCCAAAGACTGCGCCCTGGTCATGCCTAGCTTCCAATATCCCTGGTATGAGCTGCGTGCAGCGCTTGGGCACTTACCCAAGGTCGAACTATGAGCGCACGTGACAGTAACGCGAGCCGCTATCGGCTCGATGACGGTATAAACGCCTGGTCGACCCAATGGGGATTGGACGGTAACGCGGTGCACTGCGCCGGGTGCAGCGCCGGCCAACCGGCGCGCAGCGCGGGCGAAGCGTTCCGCCACGTCGCCGACTGCCCCCAGGCAGGGGACTTCACTCAATACCCCTGGCGTGAGCTGGCCAAGCTGCTACAGCAACTGCCACCGGTGCCGGCATGAGCGCGGCTTTCTCTTTGAGCGGAATCAGCCTGCCGGATCTTATCCGCACCAAGCTGGCCAACCACCTGGCGCGCCTGGAGCGGGTCGAGGATGTGCAGGCCCTGGAGCTGGCCCAGGAGCGCGCCGAAGGCTTTGTGGAAGGCGTGGAGGCGGCGCGTGTGCTGACCCCGGCCACCATCGAGGCTCTGTTTGTTGCGGCGGAAGAAGCGGCCGCTGCGCGCCGGCAGGTGCTGACGCCATGATCGGAGAGGCGATTCAAGAAGAGGTGCTGCGCGCCCTCGTCAGCCAGCACGCGGTGCGCGAATGCCTGGTGGCCAAGGTCGACGGCGGACCGGCCTGGGGACTGTCGATTCGTTTGGGCGGCAGCGGCGCCCGTTGGGTGCCGCTGCGCTCCAAGCGTGAAAAGGTACGCACCTGGGCCAGCCTGACGGCCGTAGGGCGCTTTGCAGAAAAGGTGGGGTTGACTGGATTTAGTGTAGAGCTGTGACCGGCGAGAGCTTCAGTGCCATCTGCAACATCCCCACCACATCTGGTCCGTCCTCGTTGATCCACGTCCCATAGTGCTGACGGATCATGTTGCCGTTGGTGTGCCCCATTTGTTCGGCGATCCAATCGATTGAGGCGATGCCCGTCGTCAGCAATTGACTGGCGTATGTATGCCGGCACTGGCCAGGTCCGCGATAACGAACCCCTGCCGCAAGTAAGTGAGCCTTGAAAAAACGGTCGCGCACGACAAAGTCGTTGGCATGTGGCAGGCCGCTCTTGGTGTTCAAGAACACAAAATGCAGCGTGTGCCGGCGCACTGTCTTGTTGTCTCGCTCAACAATCTCCACAGTTTCCGCCTTGCGCTTTCGGGTCAGCGCATCGATTTTGCGCAACGCGTCCCATGCGGGAGCGAGCAGCCGAACCTTGCGCATCGAGCGGCGGGTTTTCGTGACGCGATAGGCGCCGCGCACCTTCGATCGGCGAAAGGTCACCGTGCCTTGATCCAGATCGACGTCCTCCCAGGCCAAGGCGATAGTTTCTGACACCCGTGGACCAGCCCACAGCATGAACTGCACCATCAACAGCTCATACGTGCGGGTGGTCGGTGTTTCCAGTATCTGTTTGATTTCCGCCCGGGTGAACGGGTCCGGTGCTTCGGGATCGGGCAAGCGCACCATTAAGCCTTCGGTGGGATCGTGCGCGACTTTCATCCTCGTGCGGTACAGCCGGAACACCTGACGCACGTTGCTGATGATGTCGCGGATGGTCTTGTTTTTGAGGGTTCTGGACAGCGTGCCCTGGATCCACTCTTGCAGGTCCAGGTGATCGATCGCATTGATCTGCACTTTGCCCCAGCGCGGCCGCACATGCACTTCGGCCTTGTTGGCGTAACCCCGATAACTCGATGCGGCCACGCTGTTGGCTTTGATCCGCAACCAGATGTCCAGGTAATGCCCGAAGGTGTTTTCCACCAGCCTGGCTGAATTAGGGAAGTGGCGCGCGTAGTCAAAGATGCCGGCTTGGATTTCGTATTCGATGATGGCAAGCAAGCGTTTAGCCTGGGCGACGTTCGCCGGCGTATTTCCTCCTGGTAGCGATTCGCGGCATTTACCGCCGTCGTATTGAAAATAGATTCTCACGGAATTACCGCGAGCTTCGACCCCACTCATGTAAACCCCTAACGCTGTATTCGTATAGCGACAGTCTGACGATCGGAAACAAAAAGGCCCGTTTCCGGGCCAAGTATTTGGTAGCGCATCTTCTGGTGGACGCGGCTTACCGTTTCGGCTTGTGGTTGCGTAGGTGGGCATTCTGCAGCTGGCGCTGCCGGCTGCATTTCAGATGACTGCCCTGTACACGCCAATTGCCGCATTGATCGCAGAGGCTGGTGTAGTCAATGTTCCAGGGAAAGCGGCGTGCGAGCGCTGTGCCAGGACGTTTAGACATTGCGTGATACACCCCGTGTTGCTGGCTTGGCGAGCAGTTGGGCGACCACGGCCGCGTCCGTTTCGCTCAGTTCGCCCAGAGTGTCGGCCATCTGGCTGAGGCTTTCGAGACGGGTTCGTGATTCGGGCGTTTTATGTACCAGGTAGCCTATTACGGCCGCGCCGATAATCGCGGTGGCCACCAGGTGCGGTGCCGGTGTGGTAGCCTTCGTGCCGCTGCTGCTGTGGGTCTGTGCTTGCATGGTTTAGTCCTCGGTGGTGGTTGGGTGTCGGGGAGCTGCAACTCCTCGACACTGCTTTTCAAATGGTCAGTCCTTGCGGGCCAGGTGGATCACCAGGCCGTCAAAATCGCGCTCATGCTCAACGCATGATTGCCACTCCAGTACCCTCAGAATTTGTTGCCGGCTGCAGTCGTCCACCAGGATTTCGCGCTGGCCACCGGCTGCTCGAACTTCCAGGATCTCCAACAAGCCATCCTCCCCATATGCACCGGCCTGGATGATCGGTGCGCTCTCACCGGTGAGGTTCAGGCGGTCCTGTACTCCCTGCAGCTTGCTAGTTTTGCCGTCGCCGGCATTGCCCATAAACACTTGTATCTGCATCGGTCTTGCTCTCCTTTACGCCTTAAATGTCCAGCACTTCACTGTGGTCGGCCGGGGTTGTGAACACGGGTTGCGGCTGTTAAATGCAGCGCGCACGGCGCTGTGCACGGCCTTATTGCTGTCCAAAAACTTATGCGAGCGGGACTCTTTAAGCAGGTCGCGCAACGTGGCCACGTCGGCCAATTTCTGTTTGTGTTCAGCCGCACGTTCACAGAACTCGTTGAGGTTGATAGCGATCACGGTAGGGTCCGTGCTGTGGTCGACCACGGGGTCTTCGCTCAAGGATTCTAGATAGTCGTAAACTTCCCAAAACTCGGCCACGGCCGCATGGTCAGAGCTGATCGAGGCCTGACGCTCAATGGCCATCCGTACGATCTGGCGTTGGGTGGCGGCGACTTGAGGGTCGCTCAATTTCAGGACCAGGCGCAGGCCGTCCAACAGCGAGAGCATTTGCGCGTGGTTTTTGCTGATGCGCTCCACGCGGATATAGCCGCGTAGGTCATAGCCACAACTGGTGCAATTGCCTTGCTCGCTGGTGTAGATCGTGCTGCAGGCGAAGCAATGGGTGTGCAAACGGCGCAACTTCGACTCGTGTTCAGGCATGCGCTGGGCGAACAGCTCCAGCACCGCGGATTCCTTGCCCACGGCTCGCAACAGGAAGTGGCTGAGGGTGTCGCCGTCCAGGGCGTTGAGTTGATCCGCTGCAGCACGGCTTTCCGGCGTGACGGTCGGGCGTACAAAGTGCAACTTCACGATCCGCGTCATGATCGCTTCGTGGGCGACCACGGCCGCGTTCTGACTGATCGCGATCGTTCCCCGGAATGGTGGCTCGTACGTCTCGTTGCCGGCCGTCTTGACGCCTTTCGTGGCCAGGGTGCCGCCGCCGTAGAAGTCTTTCAGCTCGTCCCATTCGAAGGTTTTAGCGTGTGCCCGATCATCGCCGTGGCGATCCGCTTCCAGGAACACCACTGGCATGCCGGAGACCTGGCCCATAAGACGAGAGCGCCCAGCCTTGGTGGATTTCATCGGGTCAAATCCTTCATAGCCTTCGCGGCCGAGTAGTTTCCAAAGGAGGTTCAAGAGGGTGGTTTTGCCGGCGCCTGCCTCGCCTGTGGCTTCAAGAAAAGGGAAGGACTGATAGCGGGCGCGGATCTGTTCGCAGAACAGCGAGCCAAAGAAGAACACCAGCGCGACGAAGCCCTGGGCGCCGAAGCAGGTCCACAGCAACTGCACCCACTTCTCGTCAAAGCCTTTCGCTTCGCGCTGCAGCTTGATCGGGACACCTTTCTGCAGGGTTTTCAGGCGCAGCTTGCCGAACTCAAAATAGTCTTCGCTGTTGACCTTGTAGGTGGTGCCGTCCTTGATCGCGATGTCACCATAGACGTAGCAGGCGTATTCCTTGCTATAGCCCACGTAGTCGATCGTTGAGACGGTTTTGATGCCGAACAGCTGGTCTTTCATGAGCTTGTCTAGCTGCTGGCCACTGCCGGTAAACATTGCCCCAGCCGCCATACCGAGCAGTCGCTTTTTGAACTCGCTTGCGGCCGACAGCTGGCCGCTGGTGAAGGTGTTTTTCACGCTTTCGGAGTCAT